CGCCAAGCCCTGAAAGGACTTTCGGCAGCCCTACTTCGTAGTTTGATACCTCCATGGGAATTCACCTCCTGTCTACGTGTCCACGTCGAATAATGGGAAAAACAGAATGGGATGTTCCGGTAAAGGATCTTTGCGGGATCTTCACACTGGGAACATCTCTTGCCATTCATGACGGGGCCACCACAAACTTTTCGTCGGCCCCTACCCGCAAAGCCTTGATCGGGTTGTAGTTGCTCCCGTCTGCAAGGGAATCGAGCCACTCGTCCCGCAAGGCCATTGTTTTGATCGCATACATGGCCGAGACACCTTGCCCATAGTCACCCTTGTTGAACTTCTTCCGTGCCAGAACCCGGAGGGGGTCGTCCTTGTCCAACCCTTCCACTTCCGCAATCTGACGTAGGGCTTCAAACCACGAGTCTGAGTGCTTGGCGAGCAGGCCCGCACCTAGCAAGGGGCCGGGGCCAACGGCAGGCATGTTTCGGGATGCCCTGTTGCAGATTGAAGCGTGCTCAAGGCTGGCAGCGACAAGGGCGTCTTCGGTGTGGGCGTATTCCCAGATATCCAGACCGCTGACCTGCCGCAAGGCCCTAGTGAACTCAATGGGGATGAACGGTGCCCCGTCCAGACTGCGGACTGCAAGAATGATGCGAGCAGCAGCACTTTGCACGCTCTTGTGTCCACCTTCCATGAAATCAAACGCTTTTCGCCGCAGCCCTTGATCCATGGCACCGAGCGAGTCAGTTTCCACCCCGTGAGTTACCAGCATCCACGCACTGATGCCGCTTTGGCGCACGGCCTCCAACCGATGTTGCCCATCGGCAAGTTCGCCGGTCTTGTAGAAGGCAATGCCCTGGTGCGTGTTCTTCCATTGCCCCTTCTTCATCGCATGGACGTAGGAGTTGACCGTGGTTTGCCGGAGCAAGCGGTTGCCAATGTTTCGCGCTAGGTACTCTTCCGCAAGCTTGGGAGTGATCAGCTCCCACTCCGAGACAGGGAGGTGAGACTTCGCTGATTCAATGAGCGCGTTCGTGACCTTGGTATTCATGGTCATTCCACCTCTCCAACCACGTCGGCCCGCAAAGGCACGTCGTAGCGAACGTCGTAGATCGGCTGAGAGAAGTGCCGGACCAGACGAGCGTGGACTTCCTTCGCCGTCTGACGGAGCCTCTCTTGCTGCTCCTTGTTTTTCAGATTTCCAACTCCGCGGATCCCTCCAGAGATCCTCTCGCTCAGCTCTTTCTGGAGCTGGACCTCTTCACGCGCCCTCGCGGTAGCGATCAAGGTGTTCGTGTCAGTTGCCCCAGCGGCCAGCTCGGCCAGCAACGGTGTGTTCTCACTCATCAGTTTCCTCCTCTTCTCCCCAACAATTGAGTTGGAGGTTCTCTTCTCTCTCTTGTTCAATGGCTTGTGCCACCAGTGGTCCGCAGTCCCCACCACCAAGGTAGATCTCCACCGGCCAAAACTCACGAGGGAGGTACTTCTCGACTACGGGCCAGTCGATAGTGGAATCGGTGGTGTAGTGCTTCCCCCCCTCGTGGACCACGAAGGTGGCAGTTACTTCGTCTTCCCAGCAGTCGGTCCAGAATTCGATCACAACGTCTGGGCTCAAGGCAGCTTCCAAACGACAAACCGCCGTTCCACGGAGATGGAAGACGGGCCGCGAAGGCTTCCAGTCAATGTTGGGTCGTTCCATGGTTTTTCCTCTCTCTGATTTACAACTGTCTCACAGTATCTTGCCCTTTGTCAAGACAAGGTGAGCTTTGGATTGATTCCCGACCTGTCAAGCGGTGGCGCTCCATCAGCTTCGCGGAGAGCCTCTTCTCGTTTCTGGCACTCGCTTCGGTACGCTGCGAGCCTCTTTTTATAGTTCACCGTGTCGCTGGAGTACTCAGTCCATTCGTCCATGATCTTGTCTGCGCAATCAAAGTGCGCGTTCCAAAACGACAGTGCCTCCAGCTCCGGCGAAGACTCGCCCCCTTCCGGCGAACCTTCGGCGCGGACCTCGGTCCAACAGTAATCACAGACCGTGAAGGCTTCAAACTTGTCTTTCCCCAGCGGGTACAGGACCCTGAAATCTTGATCCTCGCGCTTCCACTTCATTTTCAGACCTCCTTTTCTCGGTCCTTCGTCAGTCAGCGAACTTCGTGGCGCAGACTGGGCCGATGCCCTCTGCGATTGATCCCTCGTCGGTCAGCGTCCGACCACACCGGATGCAGGTCCCGTACAAGAGACCGAACTGCTTGGCCTCCGCCAGAGACAGCAGCGTTTCTTCGCTCAGCTTGGCCACCGCTCCCTGAGCGTAGAAGAACTCAACATCCCAAGGATCAAATTCACAGAGTCCTTGATCGCAGTAGACGAGCTCCCCATTTTGGGAGTGGCCCTTACAGAGAGCCCGAGTCTTCACCAGACGCTTCGCATACACGTTGCCAGTGGTGGGACTCTTCTGGACCTTGAAGATCTCGTCCCCGAGACCGTGGATGCCAACTGGGACCTCCACCGCGTTTTTGCTCTTCGGGCGACGTAGAAGAACCTCGATGAGGTTGCTCGCTTGAGCTGCCTTGATTTCCTTGGCATGGAACGCAGCGAGCGCCTCTTGAAACTGAGGGCTGGGATCGAGCGGCAACTCCTTTTCGCCCAACAGCTTTTGGACGAAAGCGACTTGGTTTTGCGAAGCCGCTGGCAGGAACTCTGGCTTGGAGGAAAGCGAAAGCAGCGACTTAATGAGAACACTCGCTTGCGCGGAACTCAAGCCGTTGTTCACAGTCTCGCGGAAGACCTCGGCGGACTTGGCGGGCATTTCCTTCTCAGCAATCAGCTTCCCAATGAAAGCCAACTGACTCTGACTGGCGGGCTTCTTGGCCATGGGGACCACTTCCTCTCTCTCTGACAACTACAGTGTCTCATACACCGTGACGTTTGTCAATCACTCCGGCTTGTAATGCCTGCCTTGGAGGACGGAAAGGTAGACCCCAATCTCGGGATTCACGGCACTCAAAAACTCCTTGAGTGGGTCAAGATCTCCCAGATCGTCCTGCCAACCGTCCTCGGAGTGGGTCTTCAAAAGGCCCGTCAAGATCAGTCCGATCACAGGAAGACCCGACCCAAAAATAGAGCCGAGTTCGCTGGCGAGCAGGACCCCCTCTTCGGTGCCCACTAGAGGCAGGCATTTGTTCACGAAAGTAAGCAGGTCAAGTGCATACGCGATCTGCGCCTCTGGACTCTGCTGGAGGATCTCGGTGAGCAGTTTGCCGATCTCTTTGGGGACTGCCTCTTCGCCGTACACACCTGTGGCCAAAAGTTCGGCCACACGAGTTTCCCAATCTGGATGCTTTTCCATGCGATTTTTCCTCTCTCAAAAACCGTATCGGGGGGCTACCTCGGCGGTCTCCCCAGTTGTGCCGCAGTAGCCGCACTCGTCGCAGACCCTGTAGACAACACCCCTACCGCTCACGCGGTCAGGCGTCCCCACCTCTTCGGAGCAAACTGGACCTGGACATTGTGCCAGTACCTGCGCCCAATGCCGCACTTCGCGCAACCGTCGTCCAGCCAATCGTGGCCCTCGCGGTCCACACAAAATGCGAAGATCAGGTCCCAAGCCTTGTTCTGAGCCATTCCAATCACTTCCTCTCTCTCTGACAACTACAGTGTCTCATACACCGTGACGTTTGTCAAGAAGAATTGTTTCTCTTCGCGCCCTCTGCGATCAAAGCCTCTCCGCGCAGGGAGGGCTCAAAGTCCCCGTCGTCATTGACTTGGAGCAGCCCCGCTCTATTGGCGAGATCCAGACGCTGGAGAAGTTCAGCCTCGGTGAGTGGCAATGTAAGCGTTTTGCGGAGTTCGCTGAGCAGGAACTCCTCCGTGAGATCTTGCAGCGGGTCTTCCGGGGATCTTAGTGGGCTCATGGACAACCTCTCTAACTGGTAGGTTCAGCACCTTACCCTGTTGGTTGTCCTTTGTCAAGCAGCGTTTTCTGAAATTCTGATTTTCTGGATTCCCCACCACTGACAACCTCCCATAGCGACCCGCGTGACAGCCCCTCTTTGGTTGCAAGAGTCGAATGAGAGTGTCCACAACGAGCGGGATCACCAGCAAGGGCCACAAAAGAGCGCCAATAAAACAGATCGACAGCCACAGTGCGGGCTTCCACCGTGGCCGACTACCAACGGGAGATTGGAAAGCAACCAGCGCACCCCCTACCAAGGTGGCGACTACCGCTCCCAGTAAGTAGAAAAACAAGAAAAAACCCATTAGTCCACAATCCTCAATAAGGTGGAAGAGAGGCGGATTCTAGTTTCGACCTCTCTTTGTGTGCTCTCTGCTCCACGGACAAGAAGGCGCACGTAATCCCATGCCATGAAAGCCGTGTCGTAGGCTCTTTGTGCCTCTCGCATTTGAACGCTCTGTGCGGTGCAAGCGGCGTGGAGTCTCGCATCTCTCTCTTTCCCACTCGCAAAGTCATTGAATCCAACTGTCTGGCGCTTGCTGGCGACTTGCGCGAACGCGTCTTCGTACACGCCTTTGGCATGAGCCAGCTCGCCCGCCTTGGCTGATTTGAGCAGGGTCAGACTGGAGTAAAGCTCTTCCAACCTTTCCAAAAACCCTCGATTCCGAACCAGCAGAGTATGGAGCCCTTGGAGATCTTCTGAGTCGCTACCCAGAGAGACGCTCTCCCGCACCATATGGCTTTCCCGCACCAACTCCGCAAGGACGGAGTCCCCCGGAAGGACGGCGGAGAGAAGGGCTTGCACCTCTTTACTCATGACTCGGGATACCTCACTTCCGCGTACTTCTCGCTCGGAGAGGTCCAGTTGATTAAGTCGGATGCAAGGAGGAGTCGAAACCCCGTTACTTGCTTCGGGGAGAAATGCAGGAGGTTGAAGCGGAATCCTCCCGCGAGGAACTCGGAAGGATTGGTCCGGGTACGTGAGACGGGGAAGTTGGATTGCACAGCCTCCAAAAAAATCTCAGGCGTAGTGGACCCGCAGTAACTACAGAGATTGTTCTCCCACTCATCCACAGAGTTCTCTGTTGATCGAGTAGGGCAAGAAAACTTCTCCATTGCTCCAGACTACTGCCCTTGCAGGATCTCTCGCACCCTCTGATCCCCGAACTCCTTGGACAGCAAGGATCGGCGGACCGCGTACTCAATGACCAGCAGATCTGCCGCTTGGGTCAGGGCTCTCCATCGGTCTTGCAAACCCGCGCCAGGCGGGAGCTCAATGTCGTTCTCGTCCAGCTCCACTTCAATGTTCTGACCATTCATGGTCATGCCACTCTTGACTCTCATCTTCTACTCCTTGTCTGGGGTCCAAAGCCCCTCTACCGAAACACACTCAACATCACGTGCCCATGCCGTGCTGGACCCCCACTTTGTCCCGATCTCCCAATCGGTGAGTAGCTCAGGGAATTGCAGCCCCGGGTTACCGAAAACTGTTTGGTGCATATCTTGTACGTCCCACTCAACACAAGGGACCAGCATTTCTCTGAGCACGTTCGGGTCCACGGAATTGCTCACATCGAAGGACAAAGAATCATGCACGTTGTTCACCATTTTTACCTCTTTGCCCCACCAGCCAACCCGCTCCATTGCATTGCGAATCTTGACCATGGAGATCTTCATAGCGTCCGCTGCCGTCCCTTGGACCGCCGCGTTCACACAAAGCCTCTCCCCCCTCCCACGGATTACAAAATTCTGAGATTGCAGATCCCACAAGGTCACTTTTCGCCCGAAGTGAGTGGTCACGAAGCCAGCCGCCAAGCCAAACCTCTTCTGCCGTTCGATCCAGTCACCAACGTTGGTGAACGCGCTCATATACTGGGCCAGCAGAGCTTCGGCCTCTGGCACCGAGATAGCCAGTTGCTCTGCCAAGAGCTTGGCGCCCATGCCAAAAACGATCCCGAAGTTGATCGTCTTGCCCTTGCTCCGGTCTTCGCTGCTTACTCTGCTCTCCTCCATGCCCAACATCAAAGATGCCGTGGCCGTGTGGATATCCCGCCGCTGTTTGAAAGCCTCAATGAGGTAGGGCTCAGCAGCAAGACCCGCGAGCATCCGCAATTCAATCTGTGAGTAGTCGAAAGTCAGGAGGTAGGAGTCAGGAGAAGCGATGAGGAAATCTCGGAAGTTTCCCTCCCAGTAATGCTCGCCGAAATCGGATCGCTCCACAACCTCCTTCCAGTGCTCTGGATTCCGCGGATCCACGTCAAGGAAAGTGCTCCAGCGCCATGTCTTCGGGCTTTGCTGGATAGAGGGGTCATTTGCAGAAAACCTTCCCGACCCGACTGCCTCACCAGAGTCCATGCCGGGTAGGTCTCCACTGACGACTTGATTGAATGACGGATGGACTCTGGAGTCATGGGCCGTGGAGTACTCCTTGACCCACTTTGTGAGTCGATTGGCGAGGTTGCCGACCTCGCGGACCTCCAGCACTTTTTTGACTGCCGGGTACTGTCGGCTCAGCCCTTCAAGGGCCACCGCGTCCGTGGATAGTTGTCCGGTCTTGGTGACCCGCGAGGTTGTCATGCCGAGATCCCCGTAGAGGGCTTTGCGCATCTGCAAGGGGCTCTTGAAGTTCAGACGGCTGTAATCCTCGCCCGCCATGCCCCCGAGATGCTCTCTAGCCTTTTCCGCCATGTGCTCCTCAAAAGGGCGCCCATACGCCTCTTGCTCCCTAAGAGCCTCCCAGTCCACAGCATGGCCAGACTCTTCCATGTGGACTAAGACCTTCTGGATCTCCAACTCCAGAGCCAGCATAAAGGGATTTTCCGCCAGTGCCTTCGGGTACAACTTCCGATGCAATTCCAGCGTCCAGATTGCATCCTCGCAGGCGTAGGAGACTGTCTCGGGAGACAGCTCTAGTGCATTGAATCGAAAGAACTTCATCCGCACGTCCGCCACATCCGGCAGGAGACTCTTCAAGGTGGCTTGATCGTGCCCGAAATGGGTTTTGACAAGCTCTTTGAGCCCATGCCGTGGAGTCTCAGACAGGACGTACGACAAGAGGGCGCTATCACTAACCCCGTGCAAACGGATGGAGGGGCCGCTGCCCTTCCTCCCCAAGGCGAGCAGATTGCGGGTTTCAAACTTGAGATTGTGGGCCACCGAAGGCACCGTCTCCAGCAAAGGCTTGACGATCTCCCACGATTCCTGCTCTGGCAGGTTCGGCCCTGAGTCATGGCGCAAGGGCACGTACCTCGCCCAACTAGGATCGTTGGTGATGGAGAAACCCACTACAAACTGTTGGTCCCAGTCGATTGAGACGCTTCCCTTTTCCCTGTCGGGGCCGGAGTACCCAGTCTCCACATCGAATCCGAGCAGACTCCCAGAATCCAAGAGTCCCTGAGTCAGGGTCTCCAGCTCCTCAAGGGATTGGACAACTCCAAGATTCTTCATGCCCTAGATACACACTTGCGGAGTGTTATCTCTGCTCCGCGTCAATTTCAGCCCAAGGCGTCTTGCAAAAGTCGCAGCGCCAGACCTCTCTGATCCCGTAGAGCACGCCTCTGACCCTGTGGCCCTCCCCCTTCCTCTTGGGGCAGGGGAGGTTTTCTACGTCCACGATCTTGTTCATGCTGTCCAATCTTCGGGGATGGTGAGTTCGTCACCAGCCCGACCGGAGCGAAAGTAAACTATTGGCGATTTCTCTGCCCACTGGCGACTCTCAAGGATATCGTCGTCGGTGAGAAATTGGACCGAGTTCTCCACGTCAAGCCGACTCAGGATCCGTGCAGCAAAGAGGCCGTGCAGCCCAACGATTGTGTCCCACTCGCTGACAGTGTCCGGCCCACCGGAAAAGTAGAAGTTGAATCTGGCGACGCCGGGGGTTACCCACTCGGCTTTCGTGGGGATGAACCGCTCATCGGCATCCTTGATCCTGACTCGAACCTCCGATGCCTCCACCCCCGCCTGCTGGAGCAGCTTGGCAAACTGGGCAGTATCAAACCGCACTGGGTAGTTGGAGTGCTCTCGGAAATCCTTGATGGAGATCCAGACCCCCTCTTCAAAAAAGACTTTTTCCTCGTTCATTTGACCCGCCTCCCTTGTGTATGACTAGGCACAGTATACCACTCTCCTTGTCATTTGTAAAGAAGCGTCAGTGAAGTGTCTGGCGGCACTTCCCGCAACGATCCGAACCGGAGAAGCCCGCTGCCGCGCCAATCTCCATGATCGCCGTAATAAAGTGATCAGGCAGTCCGGGCGTGGTGGCAGTCTGAATCACCGCCTGCATCAATCCGTAAAAAGTTCGGTCTTGAGAGTCCAGCAAGTTGTCCACAACCAAGTCCCTGACAGCCAAGGGCACTTTGTAGCTTTTGAAAACGTCAGCAAGGACCTTGGGGGTATCCCCGAGCTTCTCGTTTCGTAGTGACTCGATGATCTCAAACTCGTGCTCCAGCGAGTCGGCAACCAGAGCCAAGGAATCGTCAAACCATTGAGTCAGGTCCTCGGAGTCAGCCCCCAACTGGCGCCGGTTGTACCTTGACTGAGCATGATGCAGGATTGCCCCGCTGGAAACACTCTCGGAGTGCAGATACCCAGACACGGTGACTGGGTAGCGAATGGTCAAGGAATTCTGGATTTGAAGACCGGGAATCCACACATCCTCGCCGACCTTGCGAGCGAGCTGGGGTATCACCAACCGGAGACTGGAGAGGTCCATGGAGACACGGGTCAGCGGGTCCACAGCGTAAAGGTCAGGATTGACCTTGTTCAGAACGTGTTGCAGAAGGTCCTTGTTGAAAAACGGTGTGCTGGGGCCTTTGATCAGGGACGTGATCACACCCTGCCGGTTTTTCTGTAGTCTCAGGGAAGTGCCCGGAGGGGAATAAGAGAGCCAGTAGTTCAAATGTGGCTCAATCAGGGCGCCCGGTGTGTTCTCCACGTACTTGGATCGCAGTCCAAAAGACTTGGCGATCTCCCCGAGACACTCGCGGGTCAAGTGGGCCGTCACTCCCCCCGTGGTGAGTGTCGCCTTGGTCTCTCCACTCGGCTCAGTGTTTTCAATCCCCACATTCCAGCCTTGGGGCAGAGTGAAGCGGGAGGTGTCAGGCGGAGCATCCAAGGGGACTTCGACCACCTTTAGGCCCCCCTCCAGCTCATCCAGGGAGTCAAGGAAGGCGGCAATGGGGATGAAGGTACTCACGCGGGGTCTCCCGCTCTGACAACCTCACCGGGGTACTCCATGCCCGCGTAGGGGTCCTTGGCCAAGATGTAGTAAGCCGCACCGTACTGAAAGCCGTCTTCCCATACGTACTCATGCGACTCCAGTTCGGCCAGCACTTCTTCACGGATCCGCGGGTCTTCGAGATACTCGTCGTGCATCTCGATGAAAAGGGTGGGCTTGTTTTTTTGTAAAATCTGGTGGGCACCACGAAGCACCCTTGCTTCGGCCCCTTCCACGTCAATCTTGATCATGGAGACCCCTTCCAGCAGATCCGCAATGTCGTCCAAAGGATGCGCGGGGACAGTCAGCTCAGAGTCGCCGGACTCCCCGACCCGCACGCTGCCCCCCGTCTCTTTGTCGCCGATGTAGGTCAGACGCAGCCGAGCCTCCCCGTCCCACGCCGCAAACTGGTACATCTGCACATCGTGGGGGAGGGACTCCTCATTGAGCCCGTAGTTGGCCACTAGAGCGTCGAAGGTGGCCGGATTAGCCTCTAGGGCCACAACCGGACCTTTCTGAGCCATGACAAGGCTCCATAGCCCAATGTGAGCCCCCACATCCACGAAAAGACCACCGTCTGGCAAAAGGGCTTTCATGAGGGTGAGGAATTGTGTCTCATGGCCTCCCAGAGCCAAGTGATCATCCTCGCCCTCACGAAAGTGCCAGTGCAGCCCACCAGCGCCTACAAGAATCTGTGACTCAGGCATCAAAGTCCTCTGCGTTTGCGATCTCCATTACTTCCTCTTCTCCATCTAGAATCTCTCTGGCACGCGCCTCCAGCTTGGCAGCCCACGCGGGATTGGATTCCATGGCTTTCAGCACCGCTTCCTCGCCTTGGATCTTAGGTTCGTCGGGGTCAAGTCTCAGCTCAGGGTCCAAGAAGCTGAACCACGAACCTGACTTCTTGATATCTCCGTAGGATTCTAGAATTCTAAAAACTGAGTAGGTCTGGCTGAATCCTTGGCCGAACCGAATCCGCACGTGAGCCGTGCGCATCGGGATACCCACCTTGTTCTTGGTGACGGTTACTTTCGTCTTGGTTTGCCGGATTTGATCCGAATCCTCGTTGCTTAGCCAGTCAAACTCGCTGGTCTTGAGATTCCCCTCTTGCTTGAACTCAATCCGCAAAGAGGAGTAGAAGGGCAGCGCCTTGCCACCCGGTGTGGTGTATTGCTTGATCCCCCGAGCGGCCAGTTGGCGCCCCATCGGCGTTGCATCCACCTTTTCCAGAAGGTGATTCAAAAAAATGGCAGCGGTCCCAGTGCCGGACAGGACGGGCACGAGCTGGCGGCAGTACTGGTTGAGCATCTTTGCCCGATCCGCCACTTGCACGGCCCCTGTTGCCGCCTCAAGCTCATGTGACGTGACCATTGAGGCAACCGAATCGTGGATGATCAAAGACAGCTCGCCGGTTGCAGCCAGTTTCCGGGCGAGGTTGGCGCCGTCCTCAAAACAAGCGGGCTGATCGTAGATGAAGGATTCCTCATCCCGCACGTCAAGGCCCAAAGCGTGGCAGTACCCCTCCGCGAGGGACTTCTCGTAGTCCAAAAACAGGACTGTGCCCCCGCTTTGTTGGACTCGCGCAGCAGTTTGCAGGGCGCAAGTGGTCTTGCCACTCGAAGGAGGTCCGTAGATCTCGGTGATCCGACCCTTTGGGATGCCTCCAATGTCGGTCAAGTGGTCGATTGCGATGTTTCCGGTGGTGAGCCCCACTGGCCGGGTGTTGTCGAAGTCTGAGAAAGCCCCAGCCTTGGCACCTTTTTTACGAAGGGCTGAGAGTTCATCTTGAAGGGATCCCATGACTGTAGGTACACACTCAAGGTGCGAAAATGAGCAAAGCCCCCAGAAAAATCTGGGGGCCTCACCCGTTCAGAGAGAGGAAGTCTCCATCGGAGGTTCCAAGGAGAACTTTACACGGAGAACTTCAAGTCTGGCAACTCCGTGCAGGTAACTTGCCCCCGAAGCCATTGGGACAGCAAAAAAGCATCACGGAGATCCGATCTCGTCCTTGCTTTGACCTTGGTGCGCGTCCCGAGTTCCAGCCCCGCGTCGTAACTCAGACTCTCGCATAGCTCCTGCGCCCACTGTTTGGAGTGACCACTGTGCAGTTTGGGGCTGAATCCCCAAGCCCGTTGCCACGTCGCAGCGGTTGGTTGATGAGCATCGAATCCGTCTGCCGCCATAAAACCCAAAAGGCAGCCCTGCAAGCGTATTGCAGGACCGCCTTGAAAGGCGTGGAAGTAGGCACTTTCCACAGCAAAAAGGGGAGAACTACCCTGATGCTTCCCCACTTCCAGCAAGATCTCCGTCCACCACTCCAAGATCCGCAAACTAGTGGAGAAGGTGTCTGGGACCTTTGGCTGTGGACCGAGGTCGAGAGAAGTCTCGTAGAGCACTCTCCCCCGATCATTGGTGATCACCGTGGCCGAGTGTCTCGGCGCTAGGTCGATCCCCACATAAAGACAGGGCAAGGGGAGCGTGAGGGTCGAAGCAAACGCTGAATCCCCTTGCCCTGTCACCACGATCAGAGTCCCTTGAGGATCTGATCGAAGTTCAGCACGCCTCCCGAAGGGCCGCTGTCTGGCTCGTCGGCGGTGGGCGTGTCCACAGCCACTGGCGCAACTGGCTCCATCGTCGGGACTGGCTCCATCGTCGGGACTGGCTCCATCGTCGGGACTGGCGCAGGTGCCGCGGATCCACCGCCGATGCTGCCAAGCAGGGCATCCACGTCCATGGCGCTTCCTACACCTCCCGCGGGGCCGTCGAGATTGCTGCTGCCCCCGCTGGCGAGGTTGAGGCGGATCATCACAGTCTCTACGTCGTTGCGCATGGATGCCTTGTCCAACTTGCGAGCCATGACGGACGCAAGATCGTCGGTCTTGTTGGCTTCGTAGAGCTGAGCGATGTAGTTCTTCCGCTCATCGTTCTCCAGCCAAGCCGCGCCACCTCCAACTGCCATGGTGAACTTCTGGAAAAGTTCGTTCTCGCAGGGACCGAGCAGGAGATCGTGCTGACGGAGATCGCCGTGCTCTTCGACAATCCCGACAAGATTGTTGAAAACACGCTCAGGGAAGCTCCATGCCAGAAGCTCTGCCGAAAAGGGTGCGGCAACCTTGAAGCTGCCCTGTTGGCACTTGTACTTGACCACGTGCATGGCATACCGAATCTTCGGCGCCGGAATGTCCCCGCCGGAAGACTTAGACGCCTCACAAGTGGGGCAGTTCTCAGGGTCGATCTCGTTGTCCAGCAGGGTGTTCATGTTGCCAAGGCATTGATGTTTGCCAATGAAATCTTCCTTGGCCCGCTGCACCACTTCGCCAGTGCGGGTCTTGACCTCTTCCATGACCACTTGACCATTAAGGATTGCCGGAGCGCGGAGGGTGTGGACGAAGACACCTTCCGGTGATTCGATTGCGAGGATCCTCGCTTTCTCCCCCGCCTTGAGCTTCAAGACTGGGAAGGTGGTGAAGGACTGCCGAACGTTGTCGGAGGTGAACTCAAACTTCATATCTGCGCACTTTCTGTGTCGGGGGCCACTCTTGCCCACATCACAAGGTACAAACTCAGTCGGAGTTTCTGGCCGCTGACGGGGAGATTTCTTTGTTCGGGGGGTCCGTTCGGCGGGGCTGGGGGGCTCAGGGCATAGGGGTACATTAAAGGCTACAGAAGGTCTACCGAAAGAACTCTTATCAGAGTCCCTCCGGCAGGTGCCCGAAGCGTTTTCGGGCAGAGTTATTATCCCCCCCCTAGTGTGATCCTGGGGATGAATGACCTATTTCCTATAGTAATTTAGGGATTTGTGAGGATTGTCCGATTCAGGGGTCTAGGCTCTTGAGCTGTCCTAGTGCCTACTGCTCTTCAACCGCCACTTGGTGGGGTAAAAACGGGGTTTCATCTCCGCCGAAGGGTGACTTGTTCCATGGCTTGGGCCTCCCGGTCACACATACCGAAGCACCACTTGTCGGGTTGGGCCTTTTCAGGGGCTTGAGTCCGAGTTCCTTTTCTTTGGGTTGGCTAAAGTGGCCATTTGGAAAGGAACGGGGGGCGATAAAAAACCATCATGTGACCCTGGAACAAGCAGCATGAATCACATCTCTGACCACCCCCGCAGTTGGTTCGCGGTCTGCGCCCGCTTAAGAAGTCTGCCACCATGGGGCTTGGGCCGATTGAACGACTAGCAACTTCACGTCTGCTCCAAACGGAGTCAGCAGGGGAAACATAACACACCGGATCCTGAAATGGGCAAGACTTCGCATTTTTCTCAGATCCCTTGCTAGAGTCGGGTTCGGAAGTGGGTATCCACGTACCCCCTCCCGAGTGGGTTGTCGAATGGCACCCCATTGAGAGGCCCTCTAGTTTGATCCCCCCAGACCCAGCTCGGGGGCTTTTTCACACCCTCTACTTGACAAACGTCACTCACTTTGGGATACTGTAGTTGTCAGAGAGAGACCCCAGAGAGGAAGTGATCCAAATGACCACCAAGGATTTCACCACCAAGGAGACCGCCGCTGCGCTGCGACGCAATCTCAAGGTCCAGTGGCCCGGCGTCAAGTTCAGCGTGCGCATGGCCAGCGGCACGGCCTACGGCTGGCTCCGAGTCAGCTACGAGGACGGACCCCAGTGGCAGGAGGTTAAGGCTTACACCGATGCCTACACTTGGGCGTCCTTCAATGGCATGACCGACAGCTACGACATTCGCCCCGAAGACAGCGTTGGCGGGGAGTGGACAACCGAAGACGGCGAGCGGGTCTGGAAGAAGTACTCGGCCACATCTATCAACGTGACCCGCACATTCAGCCAAGCCGCGCTTGATCGTGCCGCGCAGTTTGCCGGTCCGGGTAGCGCCGAGTGGGCCATTGAGTCCGACAACTGGGCGCACCACCCCGAGGTGATCCAGCACTACGCAAGCCAACGCTGGTTGCAAAATCAGGATTACATCGGCTAAGTTTTGACCCGAAGGCCCCGTACCCCCCGCCGAGGTACGGGGTCTTTGCCGTGGCCGAAACTATCCCCATGGCCCATCACCCGCACACCGCGCTTGTCGTGCTGATCCTTGTCGCCTGGAAGATCCTGTTTCATGGGGGAAGCTGTGGGTGATGCCGTGGACAAGCTGGCCCTTAAACTGGCAGCGGGCAAGTGATCAAGGTCCGTGGCTACACGCGCTCCGGCGTGCCCGTAAAGGCCCATGAGCGAGGTGGCCCCAAATCTGCGGATCCACAAGCCCCCAAGGACCCCCGACTCCTGCCCTTTACCCTCCCATTTGAAGTGCCCGAGCCCACCACCGTGCAGGGCTGGCAAAAGCTTTGGGATCAAGTGCCCGACTCGGAATGGGGGGGCGCCGATGTGAGCTACAGCGTGCAGATGCCCGATGGGCGCCGGGTGTGGCTTTACGGGGACACCTTTTCGGGCCGCAATGGGTTTGTCCACTCCACGGCGATTACCCAGAGCGGTGGTCGATTGCACGTGTCCAACAAGGGCAAGCAACTGCTCCCAGACGAAAAGCCGAAAGGGACCCGCCAAACGATCTACTGGATCACCGATGCCAAGGCCGTGGGTCGCAACAAGCTCAAGATTTTTGCGACCCCGACTTCGGTTGGCAAGGCTGGCCCTTGGGATTTTCGACAAGTGGGTAACAAATCAAGGGTGGCCATGGCCACGGTGGACAGGCGCGGCAACGTGAACTTCGACAGGTGGGACGGGTACGTCCCGATCCACCGAACCAGCTATGACCGTGGCCAAGACATGAAGGTGGATCCGAAAAATCCAAGGCACTTCACCTACGCAAGGACGGTGCATCCGATCAAGCTGGCCAACGGCAAGAAGTTGGTCACCGTTTGTCAAAACTGGGACGATCCCATGGAGAATCATCGGAACGCGGACGGGAGCTTCCGATATCGTGACTTTCGCCCCTACTTCACTCAGGAGTGACCTTTGACTCACACAATCGCGGTGGTGAACATGGCCTGGCAGCGAGGCCGGGACCAAGAACTCCTGCAAGCTGTTTTGTCGGATCCGCGGTGGTTGCCCGACACGGCGGTCCTTGTCGAAGCGAGAGATCGCCGCAATCGGGCGCTCAACATCCGGGCCATGGCACCCGCCGAGTGGGATGTTTACCAATCCCTACGCACCTCCGCACACGCGGGGACTGTGATTCTGGACCGCCGAGATCACTTGCCGACCACCTTGCGGGGGCGACTGATCAAAGCGAGCCGAAGAGCCCGCAATGTTCAACCGCGATTCATCCGGGAAGTAGCCTTTGGTCGCTTCCATGTGCTGGGGGGCCACACGCCGCTACGGACAACCGGGCAGCAATCAGCTTTCTTGCGCCGTCTTGCCCGCCGCTTCCAAGTTCTCCGTCGCCGCAAGCGTGCTTGGGCCTATTTCGGGGATTTCAACCGATCCCCAAAACGCATGGCATCGGCCACCGGGGCGCGGAACTTTGTCGGCGTGGAGGTCATGGGCTGTCTCTACGAAGGTGTGGAGGTTGTTGAGTGGGGGTTCAAGCATTACCCCTCCAGTGACCACCCCGTGCTTTTTGTGCGCTTCATCTGACCATTTCCCCTTCTGAGTTTGTACCTATGGGGGGAAGGGAGCGTGAAGTGTTCACCAAACTCGGAATTAGAGATTTCCAAAGCATCAAGAGCCTGGATCTCGAACTTGGTCAGTTCACCGTTTTCGTAGGCCCCAGCAACTCGGGCAAGAGCGCCATTTTGCGGGCTATGAAGTCCGTGGCCCGCAATGTCGGGTCCCCAGCGTACGTCCGGCACGGGGCCAAGCAGTTTTCTGCGACCCTTGAGGGCGAAGGCTCGACAGTCACGGTTGAGCGAGGGAAGAGCCAGAGCACCTACCGAGTCCTCAAAGACGGCAAAGAGGATATTTACCTCAAGTCCGGCAGGACCGTGCCTGTGGAGGTTCAGACAGCCTTGAACCTGCCCCTGCCCGAAGGCCCCGACCTTGTTTTCTCTACCCAGATAGACCCGCCATTCCTGCTCACTGAGACGGGGAGTGTCTCGGCCAAGGTACTGGGGGACCTGACTGGGGTCTCTAAACTTCAAGAGGCCGTCAAGGAGGGGAATCGACAGCGGCTGGAAAGTTCTCGGCTGGCCAAGATCCGGCAATCTGACTTTGTGGACACCTCCAACAAACTCAAGGAGGATTTTGGAAATCTACAATCCCAGATCGACTCCATGGCCAAGGTTCGGGAAGCCCTCGCCTCTCTGACTGGGGATGCGGAGCGGCGGGATCTCTTGGCCCGCTTACGCACCAAGTATCTCGACTCTCGTACGGTGGTCGCGCAGCTATCCGCGCAGCTTGAGGGGTCGGCCACTCCTCCTGCCCTTCTCCAAGAGATCGCTCAGCTTGAAGCGAAGGTTCGGAAAACGACTGAACTACGTGCCGCAAGACAGGTGCTGACGGATTCAAGTCTCTCCGTCCGTCGTTTGCAGCAGGCTCTCGCAGACGAAAAGGCGGTGGTGGAGGAAAGTAAGCTGGCTTACCAGAAGGTTCTTGACGACGCCGGGGTGTGCCCTTGGTGCGGAAGTGAGGTACACGCTAAATGAAGATCCTTTGCATTGGCGATGTGCATTTGTCAGACACTCCGCCGTCAATCCGCACCGATAGCTACACAGACGATGTGCTTGACAAACTAGCCTTTTGTGTAAACTTGGCGCAGGCGCAAGGTTGCCAGTTGATCATCCAAGCTGGCGATATGTTCCACATCAAGACCCCTTCGCGGAACAGCCACTCTTTGGTGCAAAGAACCGCGCACGTGCTGACTTCCGCGCAGATCCCCGTGCTGATTGTCCCCGGCAACCATGACATGACTCATGACCGTTTGGACTCATTGCGTAAACAGCCACTCGGCACTTTGGCCAAGGTGTCTGGGATCGACCTGCTGATCGGGCCGCACCCTGAGTGGCCGGTCTTCGGGATACCCTTCCTCCAAGATTGGGCAGAGCTTCCGAAGTGGATGGACGCTTTCAAGAAATCTGGAAAGCCTTTTCTCGCTACCCACGCTCCGATCTTCCCCAAAGGGGAGGACCCGATCTACGACTACATTTCAGCGCCAGACTGGGCTTCCCTCATGGGCGGATCCGGCTTCTGCCTGTACGGGCACATTCACGATATCCACGGCGTCTACAACGAAGGCGGGGTCACTTTTTGCAACCAAGGCGCCATTTCCCGCGGATCCCTGCACGAAAAGACCCTGAACCGGGATCTGTCCGTTTCAATCTGGGACTCTGAGACTGGCGACTTCACCGTTCACCCGATCTCCTTCAAGCCACCAGAAGCGGTATTCCGGCTTGTGGAAAAGTCTGGGGACGATTTCAGGGAAGCCATGGTGCAGGATTTCGTGTCCAAGGCAGGGTCCACCACTCTGGTTGGAATCAACATGGAGGAAGTGATTTCCTACGCGCACTCCCAAGAGCTCTCTGTTCCTGCGCGTGAGTTGGTCACGTCCTTGATCGAGGGAGTGGCTTGATGCTGCCGGATCACTACATCATTACCGTAGACCTTGACTCCACCCTTGCTGACACAACTCACCGCGCTCCCATGCTGCTCGAAGACGGCACCAACGATTGGGACGCTTACTCTCAGGCTTGTTCTGGCGATGCTGTCCTCGCTGGAGTGGCCACCCTAGTCCGTATTTTGAGCTCGCTGGGCGCGGAGGTTTACGCTCTGAGCGGGAGGAAGGTCTCGGCTAGTTCCCACACCATTGAGTGGCTCCAGAGGCATGAGATCCCCATTTCACGGGTCTACCTAGACGACTCCGATTCTGGCGACTACGACAATCCTTTTGATCATGTGACCTACAAACTGAACAAGCTTCGAGAGATTGAGTGTTCCATGGGCACAGACGTTGTGCTGCACATTGACGATTGGCCCCTTGTCCACAAGGTTTTTGAAGAGTCTGGGATCCCCACCATTTGTGTCAAGGCACCTTTTGAAATAAGGAAGGTTCTCGATGGAATCCCACTTGGGTAGTGCCACCCCGGTCAGGGTGTCGTGGTCCTCGCTCAAGAGGTGGGAAAACTGCCCTCACCACCAGTACCAAGTCATAGCTGGCAAGACCAAGGCGCCAGATTTCATGGGACGCGTTTTCCTACCCGGCACAGTTTGTGACCTTGCCCAGCGTCGTTGGCTCATGGAGAGTGACTACTCACCGGGCGGTATGGCTCAACTGGTGCCCGTGATCATGGACGAGGTTGTTGAGAAGAGGGAGTACACAATCAAGTGGAAACACAGCAAGGACAAAGACGATCTAGTCCGCCAGTGTCAGGCGCTTGTGACCAGAGTAGAGCCATGGTTGAGGGAGAACGTTCTGCCTTTTCGGTTCCAATCCGAAGTACGGTTCAATGCGGCCATGGAGATCCCTTACATCTGCGAGGACCGCACCGGCTTGGTCAAGATGCAGGGGGGCATAGATCTCCTTGTTCAGGACGATTCCGGTAAATTCAAGATTTTCGATTTGAAGATCACTGAGAGCCTGTCCTACGTGAAAGCTTCCGTGGGTCAGCTAACCTTTTACGACCTTGCTTGGGGTTTGATCCAAGAGAACTTCAACCACGCTACGGAATGGGGATTCATCACTCCCGGTCTGGAAGAGGGGCTGGTCCCCGTGCAAGTCACGTCCGAGGATCGCCATGCCATGCTGTCCAGGATCGTTGCTTACGCACAGTCCTACTGGCGTGATTCGTGGGCACCGAAGGAAGACGACGCTGGCTGTCAGTACTGTCCCGCTCACTCCGTGTGCGCCAAGTTTCAAAAGATCCCAGTGACGGATGTAAATGGGAAACAGCGGTTTTCTTTTGAGGCCGCTGCAAGTCAGAGAAAGGAAGCACGGAAATGAATGAGTCAGAGGTAGCCCAACTTTTGCAGAGCGCCAAGACTCGGATCCACCAGCACGAAACGCAAGTTGCGAGACTCGAAGCCCAACTTGATCACGCTCAAGCCGCGTACAAGGAAGCCGCTCTTGCCTTGCAGGATCAGGGGCTGGATCTGGAGAGCCTTGAGGCGGAGCTTCTCAGATTGGATGCCGAGGTCAAAGAGGGTATGGAATCTATCCATGCCCAGGTCGGGGCACTCGGCCTAGTATGAGTGACCCCCTGGGGGGCTTTGTGCGTGAAGAGCTCCCAAGCGACTTTTCGGGACACTGGGAAACGTCCGTGGCGGAAGCCAAACGGGCTGTCTCGGAACTCAGTGGTTTTCTGGCCAAGGGCTCGTCCTTCCCTCTGCTGACCAACTTTCACTTGGCTTGCTCTCAGGGCACGTCTTGGCTGACAGCTTCGGACGGCATCCTGACTGGAAAATCTCCCATCGAAGCGACCCACTCTCTCCCCATTCCCATTCTTTTGCCGGGTTCACTTTTCCAGCAAATGGTTCGTGAGGCACCGGGAAACAAGCTTCGGCTGGAGATAGTTTCCAAGGGGAAGTCTCAGACTTGCCTGATTAGATCTGGGTCCGCGAAGTGGGGTTTCCCCCTGCACACTGGTGCGCACAAGTTTCCTAAATTTCAGTTGGACACACTGGAGTTCTCCCAAGTAGACGCGGGGGTCCTTCACCTCGCTCTAAAGTCGGTGCGCCCCGCTGTGCCAGACGGGTCTTTCCACCCCAGTCTGGCCACGGTATCAGTGGAAAAGGGCACGTTCAGGGCTATAGACGGGGCGCGGGGGCACCAGTATGTAGGGGTTTTCCCCTTGGACACTCAGTTGCCCAAGCGTCTCGTAGATCACTTGATCCCGCGGATCCACAAGCTCAAGGAAGCAAAAGTCTTTTTCGCTCAAACCGACAAGACTCTGGTTTTCTGGCTAGGCTCTACTCTCCTGATCGGCCAAAAACAAGCTACCGAGTTTCCTCCCGTCGCGGGCACTTTCATGGACCCAGTGCTTTGTGAAAATGGAGAATCCTTCAAGGTGTCCGGGCAGGGGCTTCTCGCGGCTTTGAAGAGGGTCAGGCTCGCTTCCGATGAGGACACGGGCGCTGTGCTTCTATCTCTCAACAAGGGGTCTCTCTCCATTGAGTCCAAGGACCGGATGGGGAAGTTCTCGGTTGAGGAAATCCCGACTGACTGGAACTACCCTCCGCGCAGCGTTTCTGTGAGCCACCAACACTTGTCGGACCTCCTAGCTCAGGTCCCCGATGAAGAGGTCTCTTTCCTGCTGAGCAAAGAGTTGAAAACACGACCAGCGGTTGTTTCCACTAGAAGTGGTCCTTTCTTCGCAGTTTTGAGCCAGATTCGCGCTGACTGGCTGTAACTGTAGGTATGGATATTGCGACGCTAGAACAGACGGTGGCCCGCGCTGAGAGGGCTCTGGAGCGGCGGATCGGTGAAGCAAACGCACTGTTGGCGCAAGCCCAGAGCGCCAAGCAGAGCGCGGCTGACTCAGAGGCTTTCGTTCTGGTTTGTGATGAGGCGATCTCCTTCTTGAACTCTTTCTCGGATTCAAGGCAGGAAGAGGTCCGAGCACAGGTGGAGGGCCTTGTCACTCATGGGCTCCGAACCATTTTCTCGGATTCAGACATGAGCTTCCATGTCAATCACGAGCAAAAGGGGACGCGTTCGGAGGTATCTTTTTCCTTGTCTTCCATGCTGGCGGGGGAGAGGATCACCACGCCGATCTTGGATGCCCGTGGAGGAGGCGTCGCTAGTGTTGTGGGGTTTCTGATTCGTCTGGTCTTGACTCTCCTGAGAAGTGACGCTCCTTTGCTCGTGTTGGATGAATCTTTCGCCCAGCTCTCGGCAAACTTTGAGCCCCGTCTCGCTTTTTTCCTCCGGGATCTGGTGGACCTGACCGGCGTGCAGATTCTCATGGTTACCCACTCCACGGCTTACTCCGAGCAGGCTGACGTTGTTTACCGTGTCGGGATTTCCGGGGGCGTGACTCACGTCGATACTGACTGAGAGGTTAGGTTGATGATGAGCTTGCTAGATTTCCAGCGCGGTAAGGGCTCTAGGCTCTCTACCGGGTTCAGGCGCGGGGACTCTTGGCGAGAGCCGGTCGGCCCCCACGCGGAACACTCGGGCAGGGTATTCGCCCTTGGTGACGGGTGCATTGTGGACCAAGATTCCGGCAAAGTTAAACACGGTCTTCGTGTGCGTTGCTCAGGTTGCCACTTGTCGTGGCTCAAAGAGCGCGATCAGTGATTTTAGCTTTCTGTAGGGAGTTCTTGGAGTGTTCCAACCATTGGCGACCAAATATCGCCCACAGAGGTTTGCTGAGACAGTGGGACAGGCGACTGCCCGAGCGATCTTGCAGGCATCAGTCAGCAGCCGTAAAGTGCCACCGGCTTTCATATTCTCCGGCCACAAAGGCACTGGGAAGACCAGCTTTGCAAGGATCTACGGCGCCGCTCTCAACTGTCAGGAAGGGGAGGCCGGGGACGCTTGCGCCAAATGCCCGTCTTGCCGCGCAGTCCAATCCGGCGCATCCCTCTCTGTCCTGGAGATAGATGCGGCAAACAACGGGGGCGTGGACGAAGTTAGGCGACTAAGGGATCTCTGCACGAGTGCCCCCGATCAATCTTGGCGGGTAATAGTGCTGGACGAGGCTCACTCTCTGAGCCCCCAAGCTTTCAACTCTCTTCTCAAGATTCTGGAAGAACCTCCCACTGACACCGTGTTCTTGCTGGTCACAACGGACCCCCAGAAAATACCCCCCACCGTTCAGTCACGGGCCATGCGCCTGGACTTCCACAGGATCTCCACACCGGACCTCTTTACCCGGTTGTCACAGGTTCGGGATTCAGAGTCTCTCCCAGTCGGAGACGCTCTTTTGGCCGAGATCGCAAGGATCTCAGATGGGGGGCTCAGGGAGGCCCTCGTCACGTTGGATCAGGCTCAGCTTGTGGGACTGGGCACTGTCACGGAGTTCCGTGAATTCTTTGGCTTCACGGACTTGTCTGTCCCGCTCTTGAGAGCTGCGATTGCCGGGGATTTCAGGTCTACGTCTTCGTTGGTGCAGGAGTTTTTTTCTTCCTCCGGTGACTTTGCTGACTTGGTGCGAGACCTGTCTTCCTTAGTCGCGGACTTGCTTGTGATTCTTGCCAACGGGACTCCTCAAGGAGTTTCTGATGCGCGTCTGCAAGAGCTGGCTGAGTTGTCCCGCTCAGTGACCCCCGGCTCTTTAATGTCGGTTGCGCGGACATTGTGGGACGCGGATTCTAAAATTTTAGTTTCGCGGGTCGATCCCGTGTCTCTCGCTCAACTGTCTTTCGCCCTCTTGGTCAAGGATCTATCCGGTTCTCTAGTTTCGTGAGCCGATACTCTCTCCATGGGATCTACCGATGAGTTCCTCCTTGCCCTTGCAGGCACGGAGAGAGTGAGCAGCTACACCCGCACGTCTTCCACCGGAAAGGTGGTGCATGTCGATGCATACACCCGCGACCCCGGGAAAATGGCCAATCTGGATATTTGGAATGAAATTAAGGCGCTTGGATCAGCTTCTGCTCCCAAAGATCGCACTCGGAAGACCCGGCTTATCACGGAGGTGCGGAAGCGCCAGAAGGCAGGGACATGGGACCAGAGTTCCAGCAAGTCCGCCAAGGCCCCAGATGCACCGAAGGCCCCAGATGCACCGAAGGCCCCAGATGCACCGAAGGCCCCAGACGCACCGAAGGCCCCAGACGCACCGAAGGCCCCACGTAGCCAGCGCCGCGATACTTCTGGCGCCAAGAAATGGACCGACACCACGGCACAACGTTTGGGCGAGTCCATTACTGACCCCGGTCTGCTCAAAGACTTCCAAGGCGGATCCGCCGCCGACTTCCTTGTGGACGACGGCAAGGGGGGCTTCACTTTCACTCCAGAGCGCCAAGCACTCCACAAGGAGATCCTAGACAAACTGCTTGAGGGCTATACCCCTGCAAAGGGCCGTCCTCGCTTCAATGTCATGGGCGGAGGTCCCGCCTCTGGTAAGAGCGTCATGGAAAAGTCCACTCCCGAGATCTCCGAGGGCGCAGTCTTGGTCAATCCAGACGTAATCAAGGAGATGCTTCCTGAGGCTTACCATTCAGGGGAGACTACCCCTTCTGGGGTCAAGGTGATGGACGCTCCCTTTGTGCATGAAGAGAGCTCTTATCTGGCAAAGAAGCTCCAAAGTGAGGCTATTTCCAGAGGGATCAGCGTCACCTTGGACGGTACGGGCAACTCCAAGCCCGAGAAGCTCCGTGGCAAGTTGCGGGAAGCCCGTGACGCAGGGTTCGAGGTGAACGCCTACTACGTCACGGTGGATGTGGGCACCGCTTTGGAACGTTCCCGGGCTAGAGGCGTTAAGACTGGGCGCAGCGTCCCAGATTTCGTTATCGCCAATACTCACGCGTCGGTCAGCAACACTTTCGATGAGGTCAAAGACGAGTTCGATACGGTCAAGCTATACGACACGACTGGGGCGACCCCTGGAAACGCTTTCCTTGTTGGCTCCAAAGATCCTGGTGGGAGGTTCAAGGTCGCAGATGAGGACCGCTGGAAAGCGTTTGTAGACAAAGGCAAAGTGCCCCCCATGGACAAGGACGGCAAGATCTCCTTGTCTGGAGACTCCGAGGATGTACCCAAGCCGGAAGTCGGAGGCGGAGACGCTGTGCCCGAGTCTGGGGAGGGTGACTCCTCGCTTGAGGCAGGGACCATGAGCACCATTCTTGCTTTCTACCTGAATGGTGGGAAGAAGGAGGACTCTCGTTTCAAGGACGATCCCGGATTTGCCGAGTTCTGGGATAGCATGGTTGCCGATGTTGAGAAGATGAAGGAAGAGAATCCTTCCATCCAGTTCCTCGTGCCCAATGAGATTCCCGAGTGGGAAGATCCCTTCGCTTACGAAGATTCTGATGAGGATTCGGATGAGGATTCAGTTAGCTTGGCGGCAATCTCTGTGTTGAAGGGTATGCTTCAAGGCAGGAGGAGAAATGGCTGACATTCTGGACATTCATGGCACGCTCCCTAGCTCCTTTTGGGAGAGCGCATCCTTCACCGCGGATCCAGAACTCGGGGCTTTGCACTCGGCTATCGTTAGTCGGCTCAGGCAAGAATCTCCCGACGCTGACACGCTGGAATTGATGATGATGGAGAGGGTCTGTTTTCTCTACCTCTACATGAGATTCTACGAATCCGAGTCCGGCACCGAACTCTCCATGAGCAGGGAGTACAAGGAGATCTTGCAGACGTGGATCAAGTTCGCGGCTGACTTGCGAGCCATGAGAATGAAGGCGGAAGAGATCCAATCCGTAAGGTTGGCAATCGTTTCCGAGGTCTCTTCCGCACTCAAGAAGGCCCTTGACGGTTTGGACCCCAATATTTCTGCCGCAGTTCAGACTAAGTTGGTCAGTCTGGTCGCGGTGTGACGGCGTGGCAAGCCGCTCGTCCTTGGCGGACATGCTCCGCAATGAGTTGGAGATCGACTCCAACAAGTCCACTAGTGAGCTCTCCAAACTATTTGACGAAGAACCTCCCCCACTAGATGTTTTTGTCGCGGACCAGAAGTACCTGAATAATCCGACCACTCCTTTGAGTGGCATCCAGTTCGACTTCGTTCGGCACATGGAGCAGATTTTCAGGCCGGAGACGTACGTGCTCATGGTGGAGGAGTTCGGTGCGCACTGGCTCCCCGTTCGGTTCGTAAACGAGCTGGTCGGGGAGTGGGGAAAAGGGTCTGGAAAGGACCACTCTGTCCAAGTGGGTTTTGCAAGAGTAGCCAACTTGCTCTTGTGCCTGAGATCCCCACAGGACTACTACGGGCTCCCGCACCAAACGATCATCCACATGCTGAATGTTGCGGCCAGCGCACCTCAAGCACACGGTGTCTTTTTCAAACCGTTGCGTAAGCTCCTTACTTCATCTGAGTGGTTCAGTGGTCGGTTTGAGGGAGACCCCCCAGGCCCCCAAGCCACAGAGGTCCGTTTCAACAAGCAAATCGAATTGATCTCGGGTCACTCCCAAGCTGAGACGCTCGAAGGAAAGAACCTCTTGATCTCCGTGGCTGACGAGATTTCGGCTTTCCCCACGAAGGATGAGGTGGCGCAGTCCAAGACTGGCCGAGTTCCATCCAAGACTTCTGACTCCATTTTGGAGATGCTCAGATCCTCTGCCACCACTCGGTTCCCCGAGAACTTCAAGTTGGTCCAGATTTCTTACCCCCGGTACAAAGGGGACGCTATTGAGAGGGCTATCCAAGTCGGTAAGGCGGATAATCTGGCGAAGGGGGCTAAGTCTAGGTACTACGTCTCAGGGCCGCTGCCTACATGGGAAGTCAATCCCAGATACGCGTCCTACGAGCGCATCCCCCATCCCGGTGCTCATGGGGATATCCCCAACGTCTCTTCCATAGTAGAAGACTATGATCGAGATCCCGCGTACTCTCGTGCAAAATATGAGTGTTTGCCGGAGTTGTCCGAGAATCGCTACATCCAGAATGACGCGGCAATCGTTTCGTCTTTTGCCGGTGTGCTGGAGAGAGAGCCGCTGAGCGTTTCCTACCGTCTTGCAGAGACTCAAGGCGTGACTGCGTGGGAAGCAGTTTTCTCTTTTGCTCCAGACTTTCTGCCCAAGCCAGGCGCTCTCTACTCGATTCATGGAGATCTAGCTATCTCTGGGGACAAGGCAGGGGTAGCTCTCGCCCATGTCGCTTCATGGGAGGACCACGAGTGGGAGGACTCCGAGGGATATCCCGTGAGGGAGTCGAAGCCCTTGGTTCATGTGGATTTCGTGACTTGTTTTCAGGCAGACAAGAGTGCTCATCCCGAGCGTGAAGTACAGATTCGTTGGTTCCGCGAGTTGATCCGCGCTCTTCTTGGCAGAGGTTTCTTGATCCAGCACGCTTCTTGTGACAACTTTCAATCGGCTGACACTTTGCAGATTTTGAAAACGTGGGGAGTGGATGCCAAGGTCCTCTCCACGGACAGGTCAGACAATCTGTATGCCACCTTGCGAGATCTCCTCTACGACGGGCGGTTAGTTGGGTATTACCGAGAGAGCCTGATCAAAGAATTGCGGACTCTGACCCGTCTCAGGAACGGGAAAGTTGACCACCCCCCCTTAGGCAGCAAGGATGAAGCTGACGCGCTTGCTGGCGCCATTTTCGGCGCTCTCTCTGTAGGCGGGCGAGAGTGGCCAGCCGATGAAGATCCTCTTGCCGGATTCAGTGACTACAACATGGTTTCTCCGCCAGTTTCACTTGACTTGCACTTAGGATTCTCGGTAGACCAAGTTTCGAGTATGCCGTGGGGCGATACAAACCTCCACGCCGATACTTTCTAGGACGACTCCGCAGGAGAGTGAAATGGCAGACGGCTCGGTGCAGGCCCTCAAGAAGGCACGCTCTATGGCAACGCCGATACCTCCCCCGGACCAACTTGGCGCGGAGATCGGGACCGAGGGCAATCTCCCTTTCTCAGGGTGGAGTTCAGACGGGGAAGTTTCTCGGGATGCTCTTTCTGTCCCCATTGATGAGATCATCAAGATGTGTAGGCAGGACGGCCAAGCCCGTTCTTTGCTGAGTCTTCTCACCCTCCCCCTGATTTCGGCTTTCCGAAACGGGGAGTGGGTCCTTCCAGAAGGGCAGGACGGCGGAGAGGAGGAGGTGGAGTTTGCAAACCTCGTTTGGACTCTACCCCCACAGTCAGGTGGCATGAGCTCTTCTCGTTTTCTGTTTTTGAAGAAAGCCCTACAGGCTCTTAAAGTCGGATTCAGCGTCTTCGAGGAAGTTCACCACGTTCCAGAGTCCGGCCCCTTGGCTGGGAAAATCTCGATTCGCAAGCTTGCTTACCGTGACCCCAGTACCGTGAAGTTCAAAGTTGACGATAACGGCGGATTTGCAGGAATCCGTCAAGTGGCCACGGTGAACGGCTCTTTGCGGGATGTGTTCATCCCCAAGGAGAAGGTCTGGTTTTGGACCTCCCACCCGGAAGAGAATCCGTTTTACGGGGTCTCTTCTTTGGAGTCGGCGTACTACCATTTCGACATAAAGCGCAAGCTCTACTACATCGCCCACCTCGCAGCTCAAGCTGCTGCCGTTCCCGGCAGGGTGGGGCAGATTCCTCATGGCGCCTCTCCTGCCGAAGTGGCTCAGTTCAAGCTTGCCCTTTCTCAGTTCTCTTTCAATACCTCCATGACTCATAAAGAAGGTTTTGGAGTAACTCCGTTTAACTCAAACTCTGGCTTCGATTTTTTGAAGCTGATAGATCACCACAACCTCATGATGAGCAAGTCGATCCTTGCTTCTTTTCTCGACTCCGAACAGCGTGCCACTCTGATTGAAGTTGGCAGGGTGGACCCATCCTCTGACTTTTTCGTCATGGCCCTGGAAGGCATCATGGACGATCTTGCAGAGTCATGGTCTACCCACATCATGCCCAAGCTGATCAACTGGAACTTCGGCACCGAGGTTTACCCAGTATTCAAGTTCGGGCCTTTGAGTGACGCTGCACGAGGAGTGATCAAGGAGATCTTCCAGAGCGTTGTCACCTCCAGTGTTCTCAACTCCACACCGGAGTTTGTCAGGGAGTTGGAGAAGAAGCTCAGCAAGTCTTTGGGGTTGGGCATCGACTACGAAGAGATCGCCGAACAAGAAAAGCAAGCGGCAGAGCAGCAGGCACTCCAATCACAGGAGCAGCAGGCGCTACAGGCTGGGACTTTCGGCCAGCCTCCCCCGCAAGACGGCCCCGCACCGCCGCAGGAAGGCCCACCACAGCCCCAGGAAGAGGATGATGGAGGGGATATCCCTGAGCCCTTCGTGGAGGCTTCCCACCTTGATTACGACATTGACGGCCTAGTTGCTGCCGCACAACGTGTGTTCTTGGGGGGACGAGATTTTTCTCTAGATCCAAACCAGACGGACCCTGATTTGGAGGAATCCACATGAGTAAGGGCGAAGTCAAGGCGTACCAGCGAGTTGTCAATGGGAAGGTGGTGCAAGTGAACGCGTATGCGAAGAAGAGCACTCCTTCCACAGACGCTGCCGCTTCTGCCAGATCCCTTCCGGGCAGGCCCCAAATAGCGGCAAAGCCTGGCTCTTACTCAGGAGGCAGGGACATTCCTGGATTCGGGGCTCTCTTGGACAAGCCGAGGCAATGAGATCTGTCAGACACCTTGCAGGGACCCTTCTTGCTCTCTCCAAGTCTGACCCGGAGGGGCTCAGTACTTCCGCCGCACGACTCTCCACTGAGAAAATCTCTTTGAAGTACCAGAAACAGGTTGGCGAGATCTGGGCGCAAGCTGCCAACGAGGTGTCCTACCTCATTTCCACGATTGTTGAGAACAACCCGAAGAAAACCCCCGCTCAGGTCATGGCCCGTCCTGACGTGAAGTTGGCAATCAAGGAGCTGTATCAGAAGGCAGCTACGCAGGCCGAAGATCTTTTGACTGCCGCGTGGGACGAGTCCGCCGAAAACACTCGGAAGAAGGTTCTTTCGGAGTTGAAGGAGAGGGGCATTGACACGTCTTCTGGCGGTCCCTTGCCCAGCCCAGACAGGTCCGTGCTGGCCATGCTGATCAAGGATATCCATACAAACGCTGACACAGCCGCACAAACGTATGGAGACTACCTTGAAAAGGATTATTCAAAAGAGTCCATCGCTAAGGCTTCATCTTCCATGGTTCGGAGGGCCACCTATTCCACTCAAGGATCCGCGTGGAACGCCGCTTCCTCTATGAGAATGGCGCTTTTTTCATTTTTTGGAATCCACAAACGGTGGGTAGCCAAGCTGGACGACCGAACTTGCTCGGCTTGCCGGTGGCTTGACGGCCAAGCTATCCCTGCTTACGGGGAGTTTCCACACCCGAAGGGTGTCAAGATCTACGGGCCGAAGCTACTAGCCCCTCCTCTTCACCCTCATTGCCGATGTGTGCTGGTCCCTTCTTTCTCCAAGAAATCCAAAAAATCGGCGTAGCAGCCCAGCGTTTTTTGAATTTCTGCTGATACTGTTACATGAGCAGTCACAGGAGGCGAGATGGGTCACCACACTGACTATCTGGCGCGGCAGATTCAGGTCCTTGCTCTTACTGGCAAGGGCCGTTTGGACTGGTCACCGAAAACCAACTGGGTTGAGAATGAAGGCGGACTCCCCAGATACATCGAAGACATTGCTCTGGCCCTCATTCGGGATGGGCACACACGGTCCAGAGCAATCGCCATTGCAATCAGTAGGTGCAAAGTCTGGGCTTCCGGCGGTGGTGACGTGAAGGCGGACACGCGGGCCAAGGCGGCAAAGGCAATTGCTCAGTGGGAAAAGATGAAGGCTTCTGCAAAAGCCAAGAAAGTTAAGGGTCTAGTCAAGTGACACTCTCTCCTCTCGAAGCTCTCAAACAAGCGATCCAAAAAGAGCGCCAGAGTGCGGATCCCGTGGTGCCCTTGGCCGCCTCTCTTATTTCTTACTACGCGGCCAACAAGGTCAAGTCTGCCCTGTCGGCTATCACGGACTGGGACCCCATGGACCACCCCCGAGATCCGAACACTGGCGAGTTTGTCAAGGCACCTACAGGGTATATCTGGGGCAAGACCAAGTCCGCGAAGTTCGTCATTCCGAGCAGTAAGCCGAATAAGACCAAAGCAGTATCAGTGTCTCTGCTCCCTGGAGAGAGCCTCTGGTCCACTAAGGGTGGAAACTACCTTGTGGTCTCTCAAGGGTCAGACGTTTTCCTTGTTGGGAACGACTCTGACGGCGAGATCTCTCCCCCCAAGCCTTTGCCTCAAAAGTTTTCTGAGTACGTGGATAGCGTGCCCAATCTCACCAAGCTAAGCGAGAATCCTGGCGTTCTTGTTCCTGCTTCGGACCTCTCATCGGCCAAAGCCAAACTTGAGGCACCTGAGACGTTTGCGCCTACCTCCACAGACGATCCCGTGGATGTGAAGATCCCTGACTCCGGTAAAAAGGTCTCTATCCCCTCTCCCCCCGCTTTGAAACAGGGCAAGACAAAGTTCACCGCCAAGCAACTCAACTCTTTCTTTGACCTTGCTGAGACTGCTGTTTTGGCCAAGGACTCGGACGGCAAGACGGTTCGGAGCGGCGATTGGGTTGAGATAGACGGGAAGCCCTACTTGGTCAAAGCTAACCCGTACGAACCAAAGGCCCTGGTCACAGTCTTTGGTTGGGTCAGCACCAAGCAGCAGGCTTCAAATGTTCCGCACTTCGACAAGTTCTCCAAAGAGGATCTAAAGAGTGCCAAACTCATTGCCGATCCGACTGGCGCCCCCCATCTTCCGCAAGGAAAGACGGCCCCCACTTCTGACAGCTCCCTTGTCAAGGGCAAGATCCTCTCCTCAACTCAAGGGACTGCGAACACTTCCACGGCTTACAAGGCCCACCTGCTTGAGCACGTTGGCGACAGTCTGGGTATCTCAGACAGCAAGGGCAATCCCGTGACCTCCGGCGACTGGGTTGAGGTCAATGGTGCCCCGTACCGTGTGTTCGCCTCTCCCACACCGGACAAGGTGGCTTTCGCTAAGTGGGTCAGCACCAAGCAAAAGGTCTCCGGCAATGCGTACGACTACCCCTCCAGCGTTTTGGAAGGGGCCACTCTGATCCCAGACCCCACGGGGTCGGCATACGTCCCCCTGCCAAAAACGGTTGAGGAGGAGGCCAAGGACTTTGAGGCCGAAGTTGCCCTCGGGGACACTATCGCGGGAATCGTTAAGGACGCCGAAGAGAAGAAGCTCTCTTTCAGTGAAGCCATGGAGAAAATCTCCATCGCGCGAGCCCAGCACTCTACGAAGGGGCTACCCCTCCCAGAGACAGATGAAAATTACTTCTTCTCAGAGGTGGCGCCGAACGTCTCGAATGGCTCGGAGCTAACCCTGTATGCGAATGACAGTGCGGGGGTACATACGGTAAAGGTCGCCAAAGTAAGTCAGTACAGTTGGAAAGTAATCAGCGACCCGACAGGCTTCTTCCCGAAAACTGCTCTTGGCTTCCAATCCTCCATTAAAGGCTCGGTCCTCGCATCTTTTATGGGTTCTGTTTTTTGGATGGAGTCGGATAGCCCCGATTTTCTCGCGTTGGACGCTACTCCCGAGCAGAAGGACAAAGCGAGGCTACTGAAACTGGCCGACTCGCTCTTCTGGACTGACTATGGCCACCCCGATTCCAAAAAGCCACAGTTTGACTCTTTCGGCTTCTACGCAAATTACCTAGAAGCCAAACATTTACGTCTTGCTATCGGAGACATTAAAAACGGGACACGAATTCTGGTTAAGTCTTCTAGTTTTGAGAAACTCAAAGGGTTCGCTTCCTACGAGTACCACGCCGGAGAGAAAGCATGGAAGCTTGATAGCAAGGCGCCCATTAATGAGTTTGACTTCCCAGAGCACTTGACTGAACAAGATTTGCTCAGCAATCTCACTCAGGGCGGGAAACTCGGAACTGTGGGCTCATGGCTACTACAAACTATCTACGATCCCCCAGCTCCAGGTTTGCCTGCTGGCGGTCTGATTCTCGACCCTGGGGACCGCCTTTTTGAGAAGTTTGGGGCTGGGGTCCCTGTTTACGCTGTTCGTTACAGTTCGGTTGGAGGGGCGCCTGGCATCCAGGGCCACCTCTCTGAGATCTGGGAGCGGCGGGATGGGGCTTTGGGAGGTTTCGAGTGGCGCAGAGTGCCTTCCCTCACTACGGACTCCGGCTGGGTCCCCACCGAGGATCTCGGATATTTGCCGTCTTTTGGCTCCATGTACGTTGGGGGGCTCAACCTTTCTGACATTCAGTACGGCTACTCTCCCGACACAGCGGTTAATGCTCATACCGGCGTGAAATCCCTCTGGGCTGACCCCTACGGTGTGGTGGGCAAGAAGACTGTTTGGGGGAGCTTCTTCAAACCAGAGGTTACCGGGCGCAAATTAGACGGGGACCTCCTTGAGCTTCGTTGGGGAATTTTTTCAAAAGACCCCACGGTAGTCCCCTTTCCTCCCGGCAGCAGGCTCTTCAAAACACTTGATTTGGGGTATGACGGGTATCAAGGGCTAAACGGCACCCCTGTTGAGTTCATTGTGGAAGAGCCCAACGGCAAGGTTAATCACTACACTCCGTACACCGGATCCACCCCCATTCCCGGAGGAGGGCACTCCGAGGGATTCAATCACTTGTTTTCAGAGATGGAGGTTAAAGACGCACTTCCGTCCTCAAACCTCTCCTTCTCCGAAGAGGTGTGGCAGAAGAACTACGAGAAGGTTGTTGGAGGGAATCTACCCACTGACACTGTTCTCTTGTTTTCTTTGGACGGAGGCTTGGCGAAGTACCGCTTAAACAAAGAAGGTAACTGGACCCTTTCGGGATCAGACCACAGTGCTCTCTTTCCCGCACAGTTGGACCCCACCACCGCTAACCCTTCCTCTTTCAAGTACCTCATTACTTCCTCCGATACAGCGATGGTCTTCGGCGCACCTTCGGATGAGCCCGAGTTCGACCCGGAAACTCCTGCCTACATGGTGATCCGTAACCCGAGCCACTTCGTATCCAGTCAGGGGCACTTTTCTGTTTACGCGCTAGAAGGGCCGGGAGTCTGGAGGGACGTAACCGATCCTTTAGGCGATCCCAGTGACCTTGTTTCCTATGAGAGTCTCACTAAAAAAAGTGTGTACATTACGTGGTTCGGGCCACTGGATAGGTCTGCAATTTTCTCTGGATCATCCTCCTCCCCCCTCTCTGGCCCTCCTCTGGCCGTCTTGGACGACCACTTTGAATTCCCTGCTGGGACTGTGGTTACGGGTATCCCAAAGGTTGGGAAGTCGGGTTCCGTTAATGCCAAGCACATTCAAACTTACGAGGGAGACGGGATGTGGACTACCCCACAGCCCTACCTCAAAGACGGCACACTCGAATTTGTCACTCAGTTTCAGTCTTACCCAGACTTTTTTGATTACTCGATTACTATGCCTGACGGTTTCTCCGACGAGGAGATGGACAAGAACTACAGCGCCTCTTTCGCCAATACCACCATAAATAACGAGATTCAGACAGAGACTCTTCTTTCAGGGGATGTGGTTGCGCGGTTCTTTGCATCCGACGCTACTTCAACCAATCCAGAGCACAAGCTTAAACTGGCTTTACCTCCGGGCAGCAAACTTTACAAGGTCAGGGATCTCACTTACTCGGGTACTTACGCGCCGAAGGATGCCGCATTTTTGGCGCTCCAAGATGAGGCAACTGACAACTTTGTAGGGTACTTCCAGTCAGGGACCTTCCCCGATGTGCAGCTTTACCCGGTCCCCATGGGCAACTTGCTCAAACAGCCCGCTCACTGGAAGATGGAGTTGGCCGCATGGGGGCCGGAAGTTACCCCCGATAAATTCGTGCATCCTATCTCCGGCGTCTCCATGGATATTGGGCCGGGTGACGAAGTGTGGAAACACAACTCCAATCATTACGGATACGTCGTTGTTAAGGCTGACGAGCCTAACCCGATCCATTTCTTTACTCAGGGTGGCAAAGCCCAGAAGCCGAAGGCGGAACAAAAAAATCTTTATTCCACCTACCACAAAGTCTCCACTTGGCCAAGTGAGGAAGTGTCCACAAAGCTTCCAGACTCCCCCAAGGAAGCAGGAAAGGGGGTTGTCTCTCTTTTGGCTTCTCCTACTTTGGCGGAGATAGCAGCTCTGCCAGACTCGACTTTCCTCTCTATCAGCGCCGCTGGGTCCACTTTTCTTTTCCGCAAGGGCGCTGTGGGTTGGACATTGCAATCCAACTCCTCCACCCCTCCAGGGGAGAACAGTTTTGATCTCTATTACGACTCAGCATCAGTCTGGGAGCTACAGAAAGAGATCGGCGCCCCTTTTCTCACGTGGTCCGCAGATGAAGGTATCGGCTTCGCTAACTACACCGGATTTTTGAGTGCAGATCAGAAGAAGCCGGATATTGACTTGTTGTTCCCCGACAAGGACGGCAACCTGACCAAGCTGTTTAAGAAACGTGACGGCGTGTGGACCAACGAGAAGGGCAATCTCGTAAATTTAGGAGCTTTCAACCTGCAAGGCTTCTTTTTCACAACCAAAGGATCGGACGCTCAGGGTATTATCCCGACTGTCATTGCTACCTCATCTTCGCTTGGTTGGGATCTGAGTTCCAACGATCAGGACGTTCTCCAGAACGCTTCTGCGGGTGCCGCGCTCACCATTTCTGACTCTTACGAGAGCTACCTCTACATCAAGAGGGACGACGGCAAGTGGTGGCCCACCACAATCACGGGCCATGCTCCATTCAAGCCCAGCTCCGGCTACACTACGGCTCCTGCTGACGAAGGCGTGGAAGTTAGTTCATCCTGGCCTTTCAAGACGCTGGGACAAAATGACCCTCCGCAGTTCCATTTTGTTGGCGCACCCGGAGATACGGTCTCTGAGCCCGTCTTGGTACACAAGGTGGTTGCAGAGCAGTCCAACATCAGCAATCCTCCCGCTCCCAAAGCCCCCAAAGCTCCCAAATCCCCCAAAGCTCCCAAGGTTCAACAGACCACCTCCGTGAAGTTTGGTGACACGGAGGTGAAGCTGGCTTTCGGAGATCTTGTAGCTGAGATTCCTTGGTCAGGTTACCCCAAGGATATAGCCGAGGACTTGCACACGGAAAGTGGCGAGCCCCCGGAGTGGCCCATCTACATGATTTATCACCGGGCCACTACTGGACATGGCGGGCACGCAGCTCACGTGACCGCCTTAGATTTCAATGGCCAAGTCCTCTCCGCCAACCTTTACACGGGGATGGGGGTTGCCGACTTCAAGGGTCAAGTCGCCATGTACCAGGGGTACGTAACTCACAGCCGCGCTTTGGCGAAGTTGGACGAGATCCAAGGTCTGGCAGACGCTTCCCCATTCCCAGTCTCCATTTTTGAGAGTGAGAAAGGCTCTGGAAATCTAACTTCCCAAGGTCATTTTTACCACCGCACTCTAGTAGAGTTCTACAAGCGGTGGGTAACCAATGCTGGCTATGAGTTGAAAGGGTTCAAGTTTGGCTACCACGGTAAGGATATTTCTGACTCCCCACAGTATCTCTACGGTGACTCGTTTCTAAAGCCCGTCATTTCTGGCCCCGGTTGGGATGAAGGATCGTCTTTTTGGCATAGCCACAGCCTAGAAGGCAGGCTTGCCCTTATAGCCGCTTTGTCGGATCCGTCCGCCTCTTTCGTAAAGACCATAACTGACAGCAGCAACCCGGTGGGCAAGCTCCTGGTGCAAAGGGGGGAACTCGAAAAAACAGTCCGTGTTTACTCGTTGCTTTCCAGTGCTGCTGCCGCCGCTCAATTCTTCATCGACCCTGACAACTCCCCCTTGAGCGAAGCCCAAGCCATGGACATGGTGGACAAGGTCGAATTTTTCTCCAAAAAGAAGCCCAAAACCTTCGGGGGGCAATTTGGTGTTCTAGGTATCGAACTATCAAGTATTTCCACCGCTCTCTTGGATTACAAGGGCCGTTGGTACTTCGACAAGAAGTTGAAGGAAGAGGGGATTGACCTGTCCTCTATAACTTCCGGCGAGATGTTGAAGTTCTCCTCGGAGAACTCCGGCCCCGGAGTTTTCGCTGCCCTCCCCGAAAACTTGCAGAAGCGGTGGGTACGGGTCCATCTGGGAGATCCCAGCCTCAACTTGTTTGACAAACAAGAGTTGGCCACCGCCATTAAGGAGTTGGAGTACAAAGCCAACGTGGCGGTGTTGGTGGCCAGGCTAGGAAAGGGAGGCAAAACTACGCTCCAACCCAATGCTTCGGCACTTCAAGTTACTGACCCCCTCCCCAGTAGAGTGGACTTGAAAAGGAGTTACACGTACTACCCTCCAGACAACGTGAAGAGTACCGTAACTTTGTGGATTGACGCGGCAGAGACTCAGTGGTTTGAGACAACTGACGGCGGCACAAAGCCCATCTCTCTTTGGGAAGTGCGCCGCAGGATTGCGGCTATGGACAGCCCTGACAGTGGATGGGCTCAATCAGCCGTTTCATCCGAGCCTGCCTATCCATCCTTCTCTAATGCAGGTCTGTCGACGGTGAGCGCCCTTTTGTCCAAGTACGGCATGACTACAGACTCGGTACTCGCCGGGTTGGGATCTGCCGACCCAACGGCCAGCTACGCGCCGCTAAAGGCCGATGGGGTAACTATCCCAGTTGAGAATCTCTCTTACCCTGCTGTTGTTGCTGCCGCTAATGCTCTCTACGCGGGAGACTTCGTGGGGATTAGTTTTCTCAATGGCGACCAAGAAAGTATGGACAGTTCTGCCTACACTCAGTCCCTTGAGTACATGGCAAGTTCTCTATCGGCGACCCCCGAGGGTGTCGCTTGGCTAGAGGGAACGTCCTCTCAACTTCCTCAAGTGTGGCTCTACTCTCAGGGGTACAAGGACTCGGCAGTCTGGTCGGTTTCGCACCCCGTAGAACAGATTCGGGAAATCTACAAATCTCTGCCGCCTGTCGCGCCGGAGGTCCCCGAAGTCCCCGTATCCATGAATGTGCCCCATGACCTAGACGTTTCTCCAGAGGCGTGGGCTGTCGCCAACTACTCGGAGTCCACAGACCTTGCTGACTTCTCTAAGTTGCTGCAAGGTTTAGGTACATCCCCCATCTCCAGTTCCCAGTTTGATCAACTCACTGAGAAAATTCTGGGGCCGGGGGGGCTTGTCACTCTTTCTCCTTCTTATCCAGATCTCCCCACAAACTTGAAAACCATTCTTTCGTGGGCGATTTCTCAGAAGAGTTCTGACGATCCCCGAGTCTCTAAGTTGGCCGAGGATCTCGTATCTGCGATTTCCTACCGGATTTCCACAGGCGCTTTTCTCAAAGACAGCTCTTTCGTGCTGGTTCCTCCTGGCTCTAGCAAGAAATTCTTGGTCCCCCCAGGGAGCGAAGTTTGGGCCAAGCCAGGTCACCTAGAGAGACTCTTTGTGCATAAGGGGGACACTTCTTTCTCCGTGGTTCCTAGTCCTGCTGGTGACTACAAGGTGGTTCCTTACGTAGGTTCCCACCTGCCAGTCCCCCCGGAGGAGTACGAGCTTCAAGTCACCATTCCTGACAAGGTAACGAGGGAAGACGGGATTGCAGACTTGGGAACATCTCCTGAGTTGTGGGATCTAGTTTCTGATCTGGAGACAGGGAAGATCAACTCCTTGAACTCGGACCAGAGTATGGGCCGTCTCGATGTTCTATCTGCTCTCAAGGTCTTTACTGCTAACAAGTTCCGGCATAAGTACCCGAGTTTGTTTGCTCAGCAGTTGATGGTCCCCACTGACGTTCTTCGTGGCACCCTTCACGCTTTAAAGGCCGGGGACGCGGAGAGCGGTGTACTAGAAATCCTTAACTACAAGGCGGCACAAGGTCACTACGTCGGGTTGAAGGCTAAGGGCTTGTGGGAAGCGGGCCGCCCATGGAGCGAGTACCTTCCCACCGCTCTCTTCTCAATCTCTAATGATGAAGAAGCTACTTCTGGCTGGCCCTTTTCTGTTGAGGCGGCCTACGCGGACTATTACGGAATTCCCATGGGGGAAGTGAGCAGGCACCTTGTTTCCTTGTTCCAAGCAAGCGCCGTGGATCCCGAGTCCCTTATCAAACTCTCCGACTGGGAGGATTTGGTACTAACCAAGAGTGGTAAGTCCCTCGGAGGTATGCACTCGAAGTGGGCTTACACGGACCAGTTCGGCAACGAGTGGATGGGCAAGTTCTTCACCAACGATCCCAACGGGCAGTTCCGTATGGACGCCGAACAAGCGGCGTCTGAGATCGGCCCTCTCTTCGGATTCCGTACTCCAAAAGCTCAGGTTGTTACGGTGACCCCCAGCGGGAAGGTTATTGAGGGATACTTACCTGACGAGGGCGTTCCCCAATACTTGCAGCATCTCGCTCCAGCTAAGGGAGACCTGTCTGGGAAGGGTCCGGGTGACCTGACCGATGGGCAGTTGGTTGATGCTATGAACGAGCAACTCTTGGACTGGCTCCTTTCAAATCACGACACTCACCCCCAGAACATCATGGAAGCCCCAGACGGGAGGATGTTCGGAATCGACAAGGGGCAGGCTTTTAAGTTCTTCCCCCACGACAAGTTGCAGGTTGATTGGTCTCCGGCAGGCAATCACGGCAGAGTTTGGTACTACAAGTTCCAGCGGGCTATCCAGAATGGCTCGATCAGCAAAGAGCGGGCAGACAAGATAGTCAGAGAGGTTCTTTACCGCGCTCAGTTGATCTCCAAGTCCAAGGACGTGCAATACCGCGCTCTGTTGGAAGAGGGACTCAAAAATCGCACCTCGTGGCCACCCGAGTTCCCTACCAGAGCAGCTTTCATTGACGGCTTGGTCGAGAGGAAGCTTAACCTGTTCGACACGTTTTTGGATTTCTACAAAGGTGTGTATGAGAAGTCCCCGTACGAGTGGGACATAGCAGAGAGTTCTATCACCCCCTCTCAGGTTGGTAAGTCTTTCACCCGTCCCACACAGGAGTACGCGGAGGAAGTGTTGAAGGGTGGGTATCAAGGCGTCCCTTTGATGTTCGACTCTGTGGACTTAGAAGATGCTTCCATCCTGGTGAGTTCGGCTAAGACTCCGGCAGGGAAAGACGTGCTCTCTGGGGAAGCCCGAGTCCGACCCGGTGGTGATGCCAAGTTCATGCATTGGCTTCTCCAGCATACGGTGGACACTTCCAAAGCTGGCGACTCTGCCACGCCTGTGAGTGTTGTGCTTCCCGATTACCAGAAAATGCCCCGTAACACTGAGTGGTTTACCATTCTTGTGAAAGGTTCCAAGACCGTCTCTTTCCACAATGGCCAGGGGGATCAGGATTACAACGCAGACACGCTCTCCGCCATGGATAAAGCCATATCGGACATTAAGGCAGCCCAGAGCGAGATCCAAAAATGGAAAGCTGCGCATGGTTCTGACTCTCTGCTGACTGGCGCCGCGGGACCCACACTCAAGACCCTTGGTGTGGACATGAAGACCAAAGAGCAGCAGGATGCTTGGATGCAAATGCTAGATAAGTACCTTGCTTACGGTGAGCAGGTTCAAGCGGCTAAAGGCACGACGACCAAAATCACTCCACACTTCCAGCAGTTTAATTACACACCTTCCGAGAAGGCTGTGAAGCTTGCGGAGGAGAGCTTGACTGACGCTCCTGCTGACCTTGACGAAGGCGTTCTAGTAAAGGTAGGCACTCAGGCAGTAAAGGTTTCCAAAGAGCCCAACTACCTGTCTAACGTTTCTGTCGATCTGCAAAGTGGTGTGCAGACGTACTCTGGTGAAGGTGGCAGTTTCGGGGGCATGACCTCTGGCGATAAGTACGTTATTACCTTTGAGGACGGGACGAAGGTGGAATACCGTTCCCACAGTGACAGTTCAGTCCCGTTTTCTCACCAAGGCTTGCTGTCTTTCCGTAAGGAAGGCTGGTACGGAGATCCAGAGTCCATCGAGGAGACCCTTGACCTGCTACGTCAAACGGGGTTGGACTTTACCCCCGCCACCGAGGAGTCCTTGCAGCTCTTGTACTGGCGCTCTTTGACGGGGGTACTAGGTGAAAGGTCTGACTCAAAAAAGGGCGCTGGAGGCAAGTACCAACCTATCTGGGATTATTTGTCTCAGTCAGACTACCCAAACTTCGACTCCCCCGAGGAGGAGCTTGAGGTTCTCCAAGATGCATGGCGCACTGTGATCGGGGACGAGAAGGTGGACAACGCTCCGTGGCGCCCTCAACTTTCTCAAGCCCGTCCTGACTCTCCAGATGTTTGGGGCGCAGCCCCTTACTGGCTTCGCCCTGACGTTACTTGGGAGGATCTCTACGGTTTGGTCGGAGATCACACCCCTTCGTCTAATGTTGAATACGGCGGCACACTTGAGGATTTGGTTGCAATCTCCTTGTCGGGAGCGAGTCTTTCAAGTGATGCCCGTTCGCGGATCTACGGACTCTCGACTAAGACGGCCAAGGGATCCTCTCTGGGCGATGCAAGCAAGGGTAGTTCAGCGCAGATTTTCACCCGGCCCCCAGGAAAAGAGGCTCAGGCTGGGAATCAACTGGTTTACCACCCCCGTGTTCTACGCCGCACCACTAACTTCTCCTACAACCATGACGGTTGGGGCTCCTTTTCCCAGAAGGGTAGTAGTGCTTATTTCGACCCCAAGCAGTTGGTGGGCGCGTCAGTTGAAATGATGATCAAGCATCAGATTTCAGTGTTCTCGGACTTCCTGATGGTCAAGTTTCAGTCTGCAACTGATCGGCAGAAGGTTATTGACCACTACAAGTCAAAAGGAATCCACGATATTCACGGCATCCCTCTTACCGAGTTTTTCGTAATGGGTAATGACTCGGCGGCTGTAAAGAAAGTTGTAAATAAGGCTTGGAAGGACCTCATTGACGAGGAGAAAGAAAGTGAGGGAGATTTGTAATGATGCCCGCAGCTCCCAGTGTTGAGGTTGCTCAGGGCTGGTTCAATGAGAAATTTCCCTATCCCGTACTCGTTACCTTCGTGGCCCGTACTGAGTCTTTGGTCCCGTACGACGACTCTGAGCAGTTGAGAGTCCCACGAATCGTGGTCGAGGACGTGGCCCCGGATGGGTCCATCCAGATTGGGTTTGCCGCCAGTACTACGGATCAAGTATTTCTATTTTGGGTTGAGGATATGGCACTCCGTCACTGGGGCTACTCGTGCTCCCTGAGCAATGGACGGACTCTGTTACTCGACTCCATGAGTTTCAAGGGAGAGGACAGAGCCTCATGAAGCTGCTGGTTCACTATAACCGTTTAGGTACGAAGGCTTTCGGGATCTGGTGGGCAGACCCGCTTTTGGGCTGGCCCTTATCCGTTTATGACCCGCAGCGCAGCAATGAGGAAGTGCGAGGGAAACTCATCGTGTTGGACAAGAGCAATGCCGAATGGAGTTGGGAGAGGTGGTTCGATGAGCTACCAAAGCTGACCCCCTACTTTGAGAGTTGGGTTTGCTACGACTCCATGGGCATGTCCCCAGAGCAGTTTCTAGATGCACTCTTGATAGAGCAGGGTTACAGCTAAAGAGTCGATACTCTTGTCATGAGCGGCTTGGTTGTTGTCCCGGGAAACGGGACAGAGGGATTTGTGGAGCTTGCTAGAACTTCTCCCAAGTTCAGACGCTTCCGTAAACAGATTCTGCACTGGGGGGACTTTGTTCATCCCGCATCCCCGGGAAAGAAAGTCCACATCGACAGGCAATTCGCAGAGCGGTTGCAGGATAACTTCCGGTCTGGGATGTGCGACATTGTCCAAGTCCCGATTGTCAATGACAAGAATCAGCACGTGGAAGATCCCACCCGCAACATCGGACAGGTTGTGGATCTCTCGTTTGACGACCAAGGCGTCTTCGCCGTGATCGAAGCCCGGAAGCACGCCGAGGATCTCGGCAGCACTCTTCTGGGAGCGTCCGCGCTCATGCATTTGGACTACAAGGACACCCGCACTGGGCACAATGTAGGCCCCACGCTGCTGCATGTGGCCGTGACCAACCGGCCTTATCTCACCAACCTTGGTGGCTTTGAAGAGTTCATCGCGGCCAGTGCCGATACTGATTCCGAACCTGCCGTGTTGCTTTTGGAAGCATCCGGCTCAACTTTGGAGGCTCCCGTGCTGATGGACCAAGCGATTGCAGTTCTCAAGGAGAATGGGATTGATGTTCCCGCCTTGCAGGCCCAAGCCGAGTTGCAGGACGGGGAACTCCTGACTGCGCTCAGCAACGTTCTTGCCCCTGAGTCGGAGAGTGTGATCTCTCTGACCGACGTGGCTCAGGCTGTGGTTGAAATGGCCGAAGAGAAGATTGAGCTTTCGGCCCAAGTTGCCGACCTCTCAAGTTCTCTTCTGGACTTGCAGATCAAGGATGCGACCAATGAGGTGGACAAGCTGGTCCGTGAAGGCCGTGTGCTGCCCAAGCAGCGGGATGCCATGGTGGCCCTTTCGATCACCGATCCCGAGACGTTCAAGCAACTCGTTCCCGACGATTCCATCGTTGCTTTTAGTGAGCAGGGCTTGAGCACCTTCGAGGAAGCCACCTCCGACAAGCTCACTGGGAACATTGAGCGACTGACAGCCCTTGCCAACTCCATGAACAAGTGAGTCCTGCCCGGACCCGCGCAACCACAAGAAAGAAAGTTGAAAGACAATGGCAAATAACGAAGGCAATGTCCTCCGGGTTCCGGGCGTATCTGGACCCACCACGCCGACCAACGCTCCTGAGATTCTCGGCTCCTATGCCAAGTTCACTCAGAAGGGTCTGACGATCAAGTCGGGCGCAGGCGTGCTCAAGGCTGGGACGCTCTTGAAGCTTTCTGGCACCGCGAACAAGTACATCGGGGCCACCGCCACCAGTGACACGATTGTCGGAGTTCTCCGCAAGGAAGTGGATGCCACTTCCGAAGACAAGTTGGGCAACTACGTTGTTTCCGGCCTTGTCAAGACCTCTGAACTTCGCTTCGCTGACGGCACGGTTCTGACAAACGGTGAAGTTGCCACGGTCGCTACCGCGCTCAGTGGCCGAGTGGACACGATCCACGGGTACATGAGCTTCTGATCCACCCCCTGTAAAAGAGCCCTCTCCCTTTCGGATTGGGCTCTTTTGCTTTTCTCTTGACAAATCTGCCGATACTGACTTTGAAAGTTTCAGGACACGGCTCGCCTGGTGGCGCTTGAGCTAATCCCCCAGAAAAGAAAGGAACAGATCAATGCCGAACATTGATTTGCTTGAGCCGACAGTCCTACGTGGCGTGGTGGAGAAGCTCACCACCCCCGAAACGCTGCCCCTATCTTCGGCCCTGCCCAAGACCCCGTACCCCTTCCCCACTGTGACGTGGGACGTGATCAAGGGATCTCGCCAGATCGCCCGTCCCAACGTGCCGAACTCCGAAGCTCACCTCGTCCCCCGTCTGGGAGTCTCTCAGGAGAGCGCGAGCTTCGTCTACGTTCGTGAGAAGAAGGTCTTTGAGCCGACCACCCTCCACTGGCTCCGCGCTCCCGGTTCTGTTGAGAACACTCAGAACGCCGAGAACGCTGTCCTCCGTGAGGTGAATGACCTCAACCAGCGTGTGGACAACTTCGTGGAGTGGTCCTGCTGGCAGGCCCTCACCGGCACCCTGACGTTCAACTACCCAGACGTTCAGGCCACCGTGGACTACAAGATCCCCAACTCACACAAGCCCACCGTTGGTGAGACTTGGGCCACCGCTACTCCTCCCAAGATCGTGGCGGACGTTCGCGCTTGGACCCGGCTGATCTCCAAGGATGCGCGTGTCCCGGCAACCGACGCTTGGCTGACCGGCGTGACCATGGACCGGATCTTCAACTCGTTCGCGGCCAATGGTGCAGCCAACGCGCTTGCGGGTCAGTTGCTCTCGGATCGGATGAAGGACCAGTACTACTCAACTGGCACCCTCCCCGGCTTCCTTGGGCTCGACTGGCACGTTGTGGAGAGCTTCTACGACACGACCAACGGTGTGGCCACTTCGTACGTCGCTGACGACGCGTTGTTCCTGACCAACCTCAAGTCCGGTCGCGCCATGGAAATCATGGAGGGACCCACCGCTGATGATGAGGCCCCCGCCAACTTCACCGGCAAGTTCTCCAAGACGTGGAAGGAAAAGGATCCGAGTGCCCGCCAGTGCTTGATTGAGTACAACTTCCTTCCGGTCATTACTCGCCCTGAGCAGTTGGTCTACGTTGCTGACGTTGCTCCCGGCTGATCCTGATCTCCCTACCTTGGGATAAAGCAAAAGCCCCGGCCCCTTGCGGACTGGGGCTTTTGCTTTGCCGATACTGCCCACGTGCGTAGCAATGGCCCAGTCTCAGTTGAGGGTGGCTGGGTCTACCACTTCTCCAACAAGGGCAAGGGCGCCAATCTGAGCGGCTGTGCCGATCATCCCCCTCACCAATCCCCAGAGGAAGCGGTGGCTTGCTTCGTTAAATGGCGGGAGAACAACGTGCTGTTGATGCGCGGTGTGCTCAAGCAAGGATCTTGTGGGTCCCCCGACTGTGGAGATCCAGCTCCGAATCTCGTGCGCGTGCTCGGTATGGCCACCACCATCACGCCTGTATGTGCCGAGCACTCCGACAAGGAATCTGTGCTGGTCATGCTGTTTGGTTGAGTCAGACCGATACTTTGGCCATGGCCAATGATGATTATCTCCCCCCCGGATACGGCCCTCCGAGCCCCGTGGTGGGGGCTCCTTACACAGGTGGTTGGGCGCCCGGGCTACAGGGTGCCAAGGGTGACAAGGGCGATAAGGGCGACCCCGGCCCTGAAGGCCCTGAAGGCCCTGAAGGCCCTGAAGGCCCTGAAGGCCCTGAAGGCCCTGAAGGCCCTGAAGGCCCTCCTGGTCCCGCTGGCCCCGCTGGCGCAGGAGCCGCGACACTGGAGCAGGTTCAGGGCGCCATGACCCTCGGGGGCCGGTTGGCTGTCCTTTTCCCCAAGGCGTTCTGGGTGGACTGGAAGCACGTCGGTGTAACGATCCCGGAGCCCGTCCCGATCACCATGCCCACTGGCGCTGGGGTGTTCGGTTTCGTCGGCGGCGACATCGCGTGGATGATCTTCAATGAGGATTTCACTCAGATCACTATCGGTGGTGCGGCTCATGGCGGCTGGGAATACGTCCTACCTACCAATGCCTGGCCGATGGGCGCGTTTGGCGGTGTTGCCTATCTGATGGACTTCAACACGGGTGAGTGGTATTGGACTGACGGCACAGCCGCTCCGGCACTCATTACCGGCGGCACACTGTCCCCGCCCGGTGTGCTCATGCAGGGCTGGTTCATCAACTCTGACGGCGACTGGTACAAGGTGGACACGTCCACTGGCGCGTGGATCATCGTTACCCCACCCACCGGAGTTGACCCCCAGTACGCCTACCCGATCGTGGAGACTGGTGACACTCTCGCTTGGGACGGCACCGGCTGGCACCATTTGTCCCTCGCTGGTGTGTGGACTCCTGTTGCGGGAGGCCCCACCAATCCGCTCCCTTACACACGGAAGGTCACCTTCACTGACACTGAGACATGGGTGGGCGCCAACACTCCCGGTGATGGGCGCTGGTGGTCGCCGGGCGGTGGCTGGCGTGCTGACCACCGTAACTACGCCTACACCCAAATGTGGGGGCTCGCAGACGGAGCGGTGTGGACTGACGGCACCGACTGGTGGCAGACAAAGCCCGGTGAATGGAACGGACTCCCGACCCCAGACCCGCTACTCGGGTTCGACTCTTTCGCCGGGGACTATGACCGCGTAGTCGGATACAACTCCCACGACGGGTACTGGGGCTACTCGACCAACAGCCACCCATGGGTTCTGGGGTTGCGTGAACGGGTGTACCTGTTGGAACAGCAGCAAACCGCAATCGAGAACCGCCTCTCCGCACTTGAAAACCCGTAAGCCGGACAAGGGAGCAACTAATGGACTTGAAGATCGACTACGCGGGACTCACTGACGACGACCTGCGCACGGTGGTCGCTGAGGCGACCGTAGAGCTGGATCGGCGGCGCACCCTCGCCGAGGTGCCCGCACGGATCGCGGCGCTCTATCAGCGGATCGAGGACGCTGGCGGCGACACCAAACAGGCCGAAGCGACCATCACCGCTGAACGTGCCGTACTCGCAACGGAAGCGGTACGCGCTCGCGCGGACACGTCCGCCCCTCGCACCCGTTACCAGTGGATTGGTGGTGCGGACGGCGATCTGTTTCAGGTCGAGGACACCGAAACCAAGCCAGTTGAACACACAAACCAGAACGAGGAACTCTAATGGACTTGAAGATCGCCCACATCAGCCTCAACGTGTTCCAATCTGACGCGAAACGCGAAGCAGACATTCGTAAAGTGTTCGCACGCGGCAACCACATCATCACCGG